AAGTAATATGACTATTTATACAGGTGATCAAAATACCAGGGGCAAGATGAGCCGTGAGGAGTACATGCGTGAGCTTGAGTCGGGGTTGGATGATGTTGATCAATTTGATAACATTGAAGACCAGGGGAGTCTCAGCGTAGCGGAACAGTTAGCACTCAAGGCGGATGCACCTAAACTAAGGAATGATGGTAGACCTGTAGGATTTAAAGATAGAGTACGTCCTCTTAATGCAAGTCAAATACTATTTGCTAATGGTGTCATCCAAGGTAAGAGTCTCAAACAAGCATACAGGGATGCATATCCAAATGCTAAGGGTCAAGACAACTCTATTGCTAGTGCATCATATAAGCTAAGTCGTGATCCAAGGGTGCAGAGGATGATCCAGGATGCCTGGGAACAAACAGTTGAGGTGTTGGTCGATGATGCCGTGGCAACTAAAAGATACGTGATGGGACAGTTGGTTGCACATAGTAAGTCAGCCAAGCAAGAGGGAACTAAATTAAAAGCACTTGAACTACTTGGTAAGTCAACAGGTTTATTCAGTGATCGTGTAAACGCAAAGGATGAGGTTGTGAGTGTCGAGCAACTTAAGCGTGAGCTATCAGGTCACCTCAAACTATTAGATAACGTCAAGCCTATCAAGGCAGTCAACCAGTCATGACGTGTAAACGCATTGCCCATCATGTGGAACTATCATCAGCGTGTAAACGTGTGGCAGTGCCCAAGCGATTTGTGCGTAGCGTGATGCGTGACCCCCTATACCCCCTTTTTCCGTTTGGGTCCTCCCAGCAATCCTTACGCTGTGTTTTACTCTTCCAAACACCTCCAAAAAACAACCTGGGGGGTATATATAAAAATTTACAACCTATGGGAACGTTCCTATTCGATACTTCTGTGGGAATTTTATGACTCCTCAACGTCAATTGGTTTTAGACTTCATAAAAGCGTATATGCGTTTACACGGGATATCTCCGTCATATGAAACGATAGCCAAGGGGTTGGGGTTAAAGGGTAAGGGTAATATCCATAGGATTATCCACAGGTTACAGGATGACGGACATTTGACGGTAACGCCACATAAGTTTAGATCTGTAAAGATACGGGATAAGTCTGTAAGGGATGTGGCAAGCTTATGAGTTACTTAACCAGAGATGAGGTATACGAGTACTTAAGAGTACTGGACACATTACCAGTAGATGAGCAGGTTAAGGTAAGGCAGCTCCTTGAGCTGGACAGGATAGAGAGATGTAAAGAGTCTTACTTGTACTTTGTGACTCAGATGTGGCCTGGGTTTATCTCGGGTAAACATCATCAAATCATGGCGGAGGCTTTCGAGAGGGTTGCGGCGGGGACGCTAAAGCGTCTTATTATCAACATGCCTCCACGTCATACCAAGTCTGAGTTTGCTTCTTATCTGTTGCCTTCTTGGTTTCTGGGACGGTTTCCTGAGAAGAAGATTATTCAGACTGCTCACACGGCGGAATTAGCCGTAGGGTTTGGACGTAAGGTTCGTAACCTTGTACAGAGTGAGGCTTACTCTAAGGTGTTTGATACCAAGCTGTCCAGCGATTCAAAAGCGGCGGGGAGATGGAATACAGACAAAGGCGGGGATTACTTTGCTATTGGTGTAGGCGGAGCTGTGACGGGTAAGGGTGCGGATTTGCTGATCATTGACGATCCTCATAGTGAGCAAGAGGCTAAACAAGGTAACCCTGCTGTATACGATGGGGTGTATGAGTGGTATACATCTGGTCCCCGCCAACGTCTACAACCAGGCGGAAGTATTATTATTGTGATGACGAGATGGTCAAAGAAAGACCTGACCGGGCAAATATTGAAGAGTTCACAAAAAGAAGGTGTAAACGACTGGGAGGTTATAGAGTTCCCTGCCATATTACCCTCAGGTACACCTTTGTGGCCTGCTTTTTGGAAAAAAGAAGAACTCGAGGCAATTAAGGCTGAGATCCCCGTTTCTAAGTGGGAAGCCCAGTACCAACAGAACCCTACCTCTGAGGAGGGTGCGATTATTAAGAGGGATATGTGGAAGATATGGGAGGGAGATAACCCGCCTTATTGTGAATATATTATCCAGTCCTGGGACACTGCGTTTGAAAAAAACAACCGGGCGGACTATTCTGCATGTACAACTTGGGGTGTGTTTAAACATCCAGATAAGAATGGGGATTACAAACCGAACATTATCGTGTTAGACTCGTTTAAACGTAGGATGGAATTTCCTGAGCTAAAAACTCGGGCGATGGAAATGTGGAAAGAATGGAATCCTGATACTTTAATAGTAGAAAAGAAAGCGGCAGGAGCACCTTTGATCTATGAGCTTAGAAAGATGGGAATACCGTTGACTGAGTTTACGCCGAGCAAAGGCAATGACAAAATTGCACGTGTAAACGCTATATCGGATTTATTCAACTCAGGAATCGTATGGTGTCCACAAACCCGTTGGGCTGATGAGTTGATGGAAGAACTGGCGGCTTTTCCTAACGGGGACAACGATGACTTGGTTGACTCAACCAGTCAAGCGTTAATTAGATACAGACAAGGCGGATTTATTGAGATTGAATCGGACGAACCTGAGGAAGTTCAGTGGTTTAAAGGACGTAAAGAAAGGTACTACACGGTATGACATACCCAGAAGTTGTATATGGCTATAGAGCCAATCCTAAAAACAAATTTGGTGCGACAGACCAGATGGAAACTCTGCCCCATAAATTCGATCCTAAGACACTTGAGACATTCGCTAGAGCTGCTGCCGCCGGGACTAAATACGGAGTACCTGAACTGACACCTCAACAGCTTGCCAATATGGCGCTACATGAAGGGCGCGATGATTACGGCTTTAATGCGATGAATAAGAATAATAAAAAAGCCAATGAAATTGCCAACAACCTTATCAAAGAAGGTCATGATTACGAAGCAGCCCAGTTTGCTGGGGCGATATACGACAAACATGAACTAGCGGACAGAATAAAACAACCTTTCCTACAAGTCTGGAACGGAGCGGGGAAGATGGCAAAAGATTACGCCAAGAACTCCCAAATAGAAAGCTACGCAGCAGAACATCCCAAGAATCAAGATATGTTGGATTTCATATCCGAGAGTTATAAAACGGCAAAACCTATACCTTTTGATCCAGGACCTGAGCCTACGTTTAAACACGGCGGAGTGGTTAAGGCAATCAAAGGAAACAACAAGTTAATCTAAGGAACAAAATGGAAAAAAGTCTATACGCAATGCCACAAGGACTAGACGCTGGTCCGGACATGGAAATTGAAATTGAAAATCCAGAGGCGGTCAATATTGGCATTGGAGATTTAGAAATCCAAATTGGACCTGAGCCTAAAACCGCTGAAGATTTTGATGCCAATCTGGCGGAATATATAGACGACAACGTCCTACAAAGTCTAGGTATGGACCTGGTTGAAGATTTTGACAAAGACATTCAAGACAGAAAAGAATGGATCCAAGCCTACATTGAAGGTCTTAAGTTACTAGGACTACGCTACGAAGAAAGAACAGAACCCTGGAACGGTGCTTGTGGTGTTTTTCACCCCATGTTGACAGAATCTGTTGTGAGGTTTCAGTCTGAAGCGATGATGGAGACTTTCCCGGCGATGGGTCCTGTTAAGACACAGATAGTCGGAGCTATCGACTTACTGGCAGAAGAAGCTGCTATGCGCGTGCGGGACGATATGAACTACCAATTGACGGAAGTCATGACGGAGTACCGCCCTGAGCATGAAAAATTATTGTGGAATTTACCACTGGCTGGGTCGGCATTTAAGAAAATCTATTACGACCCAAACAAGGGAAGACAAGTAGCAATGTTTATCCCTGCTGAAGACATCGTAGTTCCCTACGGAGCATCGTCTTTAGAGGATTCTGAGCGTGTAACGCACGTCATGAGAAAGACAGAAAACGAAGTTATCAAGTTAATGGACAAAGGAATGTACATTGACTGTAATTTGGGTGAGCCAAGCCATCAATTAGACGATATTGAGAAGCAAAAAGCCGAAGAAATGGGCATGTCAGCCATTCAAGACGACAGATTCCGTATCCTTGAGATGCACGTAGACCTAGATTTACAAGGTTTTGAGCACACCAGAAATGGTGAAAAGACGGGAATAGCCCTACCTTATGTCGTAACCATCGAAAAAGGCACAAGAAAAGTCCTATCGGTACGCAGAAACTGGCTAGAGGAAGACGTTTTACACGTCAAAAGACAGCATTTTGTGCATTATCAGTACATTCCTGGATTTGGCTTCTACGCTTACGGATTAATCCATTTAATCGGCGGATATGCCAAGTCTGCGACCATGTTACAGCGTATGTTGGTCGATGCGGGGACATTATCTAATCTTCCAGGTGGTCTAAAGTCCAGAGGAATGAGGACAAAAGGGGACGATACACCGATTGCTCCAGGAGAATGGAGAGATGTAGACGTACCTAGCGGGTCAATTAGGGACAATATCCTTCCCCTACCCTATAAAGAGCCAAGCCAAGTCCTTTTTGCATTGTTTCAAAATATTGTGCAAGAAGGAAGAGCGTTTGCCTCCAGCGGAGACATTAAAGTGTCCGACATGTCAAGCCAGGCTCCGGTCGGTACGACACTCGCGATTCTTGAAAGAACCTTAAAGGTCATGACGGCAGTGCAGTCTAGGTTGCATTACGCAATGAAACAAGAGTTCAAGCTCTTAAAGGAGATCATTGCAGATTACGCGCCGGGAGAGTATGACTACCAACCCGAAGAAGGCAAGAAATCCGCCAAAGCTTCTGATTACCACCAAGTAGATGTGATCCCTGTATCAGATCCTAACGCTGCAACAATGGCACAAAAGATCGTTCAATACCAGGCGGTTCTTCAGTTAGCCCAAAGCGCCCCACAACTCTATGATTTACCACTCCTTCACAGGCAAATGATTGAGGTATTGGGAATTAAAAACGCGGCGAAGTTAGTACCCACAGAAGATGATGAGGTTCCAACCGATCCCGTTCAGGAAAACCAAAACCTACTCACAGGAAAACCTGTTAAAGCGTTTGTAGAACAAAACCACCAAGCACATATTCAAGTGCATATGGC